GAGAGGCGTAGCTTACGATACTATGAGTGTTACTATCAAATGAAGTATAATGTTTTAGCTGCTGTTCTGGAAGGAACAGATGAACCAGCATTTTATAACAACTATGTAGGAGGTAAATGGTATAGACCAGTAGAGAGCTATGAATCAGAATTATAAAAATATAATGAACACCTTAACATCTATCACCAACGAATCTATTTTTACAGGTACTCCTAACAACGAGTACCATTCATTATTTATGGGTGTTATTCTTAGAGCCTTATTAGATGTTAGTAAACCTTTCACAAGTACAGAACCTAGTAATATCAAAGTAGATCGTCTAGCTGCACGTTCCTGGTTCTTTACTACATCTGGAGTTACTTGTGAAAACTTTGAGTATGTGTGTGACATAGCTGGTATAAATCCTGTGGCTATGCGTTCTGTAGCAACAAAGGTATTACAAAGAAAGGATATACATAATGTCAGGAAAGAAATCAACTCCTTCTTCAACAGAGAAAACTGACATGGTTAATAGTCCCAAGCATTATAGAATGCAGGGAGTAGAGGCAATTGATATTTTAGAAATGTCCATGACTGAAGAAGAGTTCTTAGGATACCTTAAAGGAAACGTATCAAAATATCTACTAAGATATAAACATAAAAGCAAACCCAAAGAAGATTTGCAAAAAGCCAAATGGTATATAGAGAAACTAATAGAAAAAATATAGAGGAGAACCTGGATGAACGAGATTACTTTACCTACAAACTATCAATCATTTATACACATGTCGAGATACTCTCGTTGGCTTGATGATCAAGGACGCAGAGAGTCATGGGAAGAAACCATTGATAGGTATCTTTCTTTTATGGCAGATCATTTGAAAGAGAATTATAACTACTCTCTCTTTGGTGTGGAGTTAGCTGACATTCGCAGAGGCATGTTGAACCTAGAAGTATTGGGTTCCATGAGAGCATTGATGACTGCTGGTCCTGCCTTGGAACGTGAGCATATCTCAGGATACAACTGTTCTTATCTGCCTATCGATTCTCCTCGTTCCTTTGATGAGTGTCTGTACATCTTGATGAATGGTACAGGTGTGGGCTTTTCTGTTGAGCGTCAGTATATCAACAAGCTTCCTACTATTCCTGATCAATACTTTGAAAACACAGATGATGTTATTTCTGTTGCTGATTCTAAGGAAGGTTGGGCCAGAGGACTGCGTGATCTTATCTCTCTCCTATACACCAATCGTATACCCAAGATAGATACCAGTAAAATACGCCCTGCTGGTGCAAGGCTCAAGGTGTTTGGTGGGAGAGCATCTGGTCCTGCTCCTCTGGAAGAACTGTTTGACTTCACTATTCAGACGTTTAGGAAAGCCAAGGGACGTAAGCTTACCTCTATTGAGTGCCATGATATTATGTGTAAGGTAGGTCAAGTTGTAGTGGTAGGAGGAGTCAGAAGGTCTGCCTTGATCTCACTCTCTAACCTCACTGATGAACGTATGCGTATGGCTAAGAGTGGTGAGTGGTGGGTAGACAATCAACAACGCGCCTTGTCTAATAATTCTGTATGCTACACAGAACGTCCTGACATGGGTATCTTCATGAAGGAATGGTTATCTCTTTATGAAAGCAAGAGTGGTGAGCGAGGTATCTTTAATCGTGCCTCTGCACAGGTCAAGGCAGCATCTAATGGAAGGCGTGATGGTGACATAGAGTTTGGTACTAATCCTTGTTGTGAGATTATCCTACGACCTTATCAGTTCTGTAATCTATCAGAGGTTATCTGTAGAGTAGATGATACTATGGATACACTCAAGAATAAAATTAAACTGGCTACTATACTAGGTACATTTCAATCTACTCTTACAGACTTTGGATATATTCGTAAGCGTTGGAAGAATACCACAGAAGAAGAAAGGTTGCTTGGTGTATCTCTGACAGGTATCATGGACTGTCCTGCTGTATATGATGCTTCTCCAGAGGCTCTTCAACAACTAAGAGATGTGGCTGTTAAGACTAACAAGAAGATGGCAGAGAAGCTAGGTATTAATCAGAGTACTGCTGTTACATGTGTTAAACCTTCTGGTACTGTGTCACAACTTGTTGATGCTGCCTCTGGTATTCATGCCAGACATAATCCTTACTACATCAGAACAGTCAGAGGAGATAACAAAGACCCCTTGACAATGTTTCTCAAGGATAAAGGTGTACCATCAGAGCCTGACTTTACAGCACCTGATAATGTAACTGTGTTCTCCTTCCCCATGAAGAGTCCAGACAGTGCAGTGTGTAGATATGACATGGGAGCGTTAGCACAACTAGAACTCTGGCTCAAGATTGCAGACAACTACTGTGAACATAAACCTTCTGTTACTATCTCTGTCCAGGAACATGAGTGGCTAGAGGTAGGAGCATGGTGTTGGGAACATTTTGATTCTCTCTCTGGTATATCTTTCCTTCCTTTCTCTGATCATTCTTATAAACAAGCTCCTTACCAAGACATAGATAAGGAAACATTTAAAGACTTGACAGAAAAGATGCCACCTGCTATAGATTGGTATGAGTTATCGAGCTATGAGAAAGGCGATACAACCACTGGATCACAAGAGCTTGCCTGTGCAGGTGGCGTATGTGAAATTGTAGACATAGGAGCATAAATGAAAAATACATTAACATATCACCTTAAAGATTTAAAAGATACAGTCCCCAAAGAAAATGAAGATATTATTAAAGCTATTGATTTACTTATATTTTATCTTGATATGCGTACTGCTGTAGCAGATTATCCTGATTCAGGATTTACTGACAGTTTTAGTTCTTTAGAAACAAGGAAACTTAAATGAACAATAGGGATTCTAAAAGAATACCTAAATATCTGGGAGGTATTCCTACAGAGAGTAGAGGTTTTAAAGAATATGTCAAAGATATTATTAAAAAAATAAGGAACTATTTTAAATGGAAGTAACACTGATAGACCACATGGGTTCAGACCTCTCAGTAGTAAATGCTGCCAGAGTTTCCTTCTCCAAGGAATCTGAATGGGAGAGTGTTACTCCTGCTGGTCCTGTTAGTAACCTACTAAAAGAATCAGATGAGAATCTTATCAAGTACCTTGCCAAACACAATCATTGGACTCCCTTTGGTCACTGCTCTATATCATTCAGGATCAAAGCACCTATCTTTGTTGCCAGACAACTAGGTAAACATCAGGTAGGTCTGGTATGGAACGAGGTGAGTAGGAGATATGTAGATAGTCAACCTGAGTTCTACTATCCTGAATACTGGAGAGGCAGACCCATTGATAAGAAACAAGGAAGTTCTGAAGATGAGGTAGACATTAACCCCTCTACAGGCACAGGTCCATCTCTTCTGAGTGACTATGAACAAGCCATAAGGAGGTGCATGTGGACCTATGACGAACTACTTAGGAAAGGGGTGGCACCTGAGATGGCACGTATGGTGCTGCCCCAGAGCATGTTTACTGAGTGGTACTGGACAGGCAGTCTCATGGCATTTAGTAGAGTGTGTTCTCTTAGGATTAAGCTAGATGCACAAGAGGAAACCAGAGACATTGCATCTCTGATAGACATAGAGTGTTCACATCTTTTCCCTGTGTCTTGGGAACAACTGATGAAACTCTCATAGCTCAACTGGATAGAGCAACAGACTTCTAATCTGTAGGTTGCAGGTTCGAGTCCTGCTGAGAGTGCCAAATAAACAGTTGACTTATAAAAGTAACTGTGTTATAATTCATTTACTAATCGAGGTGCCTTTACTGGGCCTCTTAACAACTTGCTGAAAAGGAGTATAGACAATGGCTATATGGAAAGAAGAAAGAATGTTGGGAATGGGTGAACTGTTCACTGCCATGACTAACATAGCATATGAAGACAATGCGTACCCTCCTCACAACCTTAAAGAAGAGAACGAAAACTATACAATTGAAATTGCTCTTGCAGGGTGGGCAGAAAAAGATATCTCTGTCTCTGTAGAAAATTCTGAACTTTGTATAACAGGTATATGGAGTGCCGATAGACCTGGTCAGATGCCCCACCAAGGTATCTCATCTAAGAATTTTAGTAAGGGGTTTGTTCTTTCACCTCACCATCAGGTGGAGAGTGCGAAACTAAAGAATGGACTACTAGTTATTGAAATCAAATACATCTTGCCTGAAGAGCTAAAACCAAAGAACATTCCTATACAGGTGGTCTAGTTACAAAGCTCTACAGAAACCAAAACATTTAAAATTGAGGAGTAAGTATGACACAGACATATAACATTTATATAGGCTATGATCCTAAAGAAGAGATAGCATATGAAATTCTTAAATGGAATTTAGAACGTATTGCCAAGAATCCTTTAAATATTTTTCCTTTGCGTAAAGATATTCTTGAAAAGATTGGAATGTATAATAGAGAATATACAGATATTAAAGGACAAAAGATTGACAAGATTGATGGCAAACCTTTCTCTTCTGATTTCTCTTTCAGTCGCTTCTTAGTTCCTGCCTTGAATATGTATCAAGGATGGGCTTTGTATATGGACTGTGATATGTATCCAAGGAGTGATATCTGTGAATTGTTTGAAGAATACAACGATCCTTTTCATCCTATTTATTGTGTTAAGCATGAGTACACACCTGAAAATAGTACGAAGATGGACAATCAGAAACAGGAACAGTATTATAGAAAGAATTGGTCAAGCCTCATGCTGTTCAATTGTGAGCATCCTCAAAATCAAATGCTTACTCCATATGTAGTCAACACTCAGACAGGTCAGTACCTTCATAAGTTTGGATGGTTGCCTGATAAGCCAGCAGATATTGGTTCTATTAAAGAAGAATGGAACTGGCTTGATGGTCACTCACCTGAAGAGATCGAGGCCAAGAATGTTCACTTCACTACTGGTGGTCCTTGGTTTTATAACTGGAAATGTAAACGAGAAATGGATGGTAAGTATGCAGCAGAGTGGAACAACGATGCAATTTACCTCCAAACAATTGGTGTACTTAAAGATGAAGTACATAAATATTTTTTATAAGGAATAATAATACATATGACTAATGTTAATTTTGTAACTTCTTTTAATGAAAATTTATTTGTAGATACTTCATATAAATTTTTAGAGTCTGTCTTGTCTAAGTGGGAACCCAAGATTAAACTTAATTGTTATACCCATAACGTAGACTTAGAAAACTATGTAGTACCTGATGCAAAGAATATTACTTTTAATTCTTTACATGACGTAGAGACATATGATTCTTTTCATGAGACGTTTAAAAAACACAACGGTACTGAAGGTAAGACAGTAGATTACAATTGGAAGTTAGATGCTTTACGTTGGTCACATAAAGTATTTGCTCTTACAGAATCTGCATTCAATCTGGTAGCTGCCTCTGATAATCCTGGGTGGTTGATCTGGATTGATGCAGATTCTTATACCTTGAATAGACTTACAAAAAAAGATATCTTGGCTATTCTACCTGAAGGTGCTGATGTTGTATGCCTTGAGCGTACTGATCAAGAGTATCATGAAGGTGCTTTCATGGCATTCAATCTTAATAGTAAGTCAACTCAAGACCTTCTAGGAGACTTACGAGGTGCCTATATTTCTGGAGAAGTGTTTAACTACAGAGAATGGCATGATTCCTTTATCTTTACTAGGCTACTCACCATCTATAAAGCACATGGTTTAAAAGTATCTAACCTTGGTATTAATGCTAACACAGAAAAGCTTAGTGCCTTTGAGCAATCTCCTCTTGCCTCGATGTTCCTACATTTTAAAGGAGCAGATGCTACCTCTCTGAAGAACTTGAGAGATGAGAATGGAGAGAGGTTTGTATCCTTGTCAGAAGATACAACGCATGACATTCTTCCCAGTAGGTATACCCTGTTATCAGATATTATGAAGCATTATAAATCTGAAGGAACTATCATAGAGACAGGCACCTGGAATGGTGGTCGTGCCATTCAAATGGCTATGACTATGTTTGAGAATACTAACAAGGTACACTATATTGGTTACGATTTGTTTGAAGAAGCTACTGCTCAAACAGATGAAGAAGAGTTTAATGTAAAAGCTCATAACAAAATGAGTGCTGTTGAGAAAAGACTTACTGATTTTAGCAATATCATGTTGAAAAGAAAATCAAAGTACTTTACCTTTGAACTTATCAAGGGTAATACCAGAGACACACTAAAGAAAAGTGATGCTGACTTTGTTCTTCTAGGAGGTGGTAATAGTTTTGAGACAGTAAACAATGAGTATGAAAAACTTAAACACAATAAAGTAATTGTTCTTGATAATTTTTATATGACAGATAGCTCTGAGAGAAACGTAGTTGAGAAGTATCAAGGTGTAAACAAAGTCTTTGAATCTATTAAAGAGAATCAAAAAGAAAATAAGGAGGAAGACGAAGAAGGTTGGACATCCTTTGACGATACAGATACAGGAGTAAGAAAACTTATTCTTCCTTCATCTGATGATGTAAGAGGTGGAGGCATTGCACATATCTGTTTGATCTTGAATGATCCTGATCTGCCTGAAGTACCCAAGAAATTTAAACAAGTTCCTATTATTGTTAATCCCAGAGACTGTGTATCAAAAGATTACATCAGAGATAACATTAAATCTAATCTTAAAATGATTGATCATAATAGATTTATGCATCGTATCAGTCCTCATAACCAAACAGCTTTAATTGTATCAGGTGGTCCTTACCTAAACATCAAAGAACTTAAAGATACTATTAAAGAAAATCCTGGATGTAAGGTTGTGTGTGTCAAACACAGTTACAATAAACTTCTGGAGAATAATATTAAACCTTGGGCATGTGTCTTACTTGATCCTCGTCCCATTACAGGCATCAGTACTCATGGTGTTACACGTAAAGATTTATTCAAGAAGGTTGATCCTTCTACTAAATTCTTTGTGGCATCCATGACTGATCCCTCAGTGACAGAACATCTGATTAAAAAGAAAGCTGACATATATGGATGGCACGCCTTTACTGAATCTCTCAGAGAAGAAGATGAACGTGGTGTGCAGATCGTAAACAACCAAGTACATCTGGTTGATGAGCTAGGTATTCCTCAAGGATCAACTTTAATTACAGGTGGTACGTGTGCAGCAATGAGAGCTATTGGTATCATGAACACAATGGGTTTCAGAGAGATGCATCTGTTTGGTTTTGACTGCTCTATGGAAGAGCCTACTAAAAAACAAATGGAAGAAACTACAGGGGCTGAAGATGAAGAGCCTAAAGCTAAGTATATGAAAGTCACTGTGAATGACAAAGACTTCTGGACTACAGGAGAACTCTTGGCAATGGCACAAGACTGTGAGCGTACATTCAGAGATGCTAACTCAGCAATTAATTTTACTTATCATGGTGAAGAAACAATGGTAGCAGAGCTATGGAGAATTATTGAATCAGAAAGACCTCTGCCTAATTTCAAGGAGGTGTTTGATGACTAAATTATCTAGAAAGAATCCATCAGAAAGATATGAAGAACTGGTCGAGAAGTACAAAGAAATCCATGCTAAAGGACCAGGATATTTTAATGGTAAAAGTTTGTTAAAGTATGTACCTCAAGTACATCAGAAGCTTATTACACATGAATGTAAAACACTACTAGACTATGGTGCAGGTAAAGGACTTCTCTATACAGATCAGTGTGCCAATGTACAGCCCTTGTTGTCAGGTGGTAAGGTAATGACCAGACCACTACAAGAACTATGGAATCTTACTAGCCATCGTTGTTATGATCCTGCTTATGAAGAACACTCTATGAAACCAAGGGGAAAGTTTGATGCTGTTATTTCTATTGATGTTCTTGAGCATGTAAATGAAGATGATCTTGAATGGGTATTGAATGAAATCTTTTCTTACTCAAAGAAGATGGTCTTTCTTAATATAGCTTGTTTCAAAGCTGCTAAACATTTTAAAGATGGTGAGAACGTACACATAAGTGTATTCAATCCTGAGTGGTGGTATGTCCTGGTATCTGATATCATGAAAAGTTATCCTGATATTACTACTTATTTATTGTGTGAGAAGGTAGGACACCTATCAGACTATGTAATCAGAGGAGGAGAGTAACATGCTAGGAATTGCAGAAAGTGTTATTGGAGTAGCAGGTAAAGTCCTTGATAAATTTGTAGAGGATAAAGATTTAAAGACTAAGCTTGATGCAGAGCTTCGATCACAGTTAATTAATCTAGATACCCTTCAAGCACAGACAAATATGGAACAAGCCAAACATGATTCTATTTTCGTGGCTGGGGCAAGGCCAGCTATCATGTGGATATGTGCCTTTGCTTTGGCTTGGCAATATATCTTAGCACCTATGGGAGCATGGGCATTAGCTGTTTGGTATCCTGTTGTAACACTCCCAGAGCTAGGCACTGAAGAACTTACAGGTCTTGTCATGGCATTATTAGGATTGGGGGCAGCTAGGTCATACGAAAAAGCCAAGGGCGTGGCAAGGAACAGCATGAATAGATAGGGGTCTTTATTATGAAAGAAGGAAAAGTATGGGGAACAACAGAGAACATTTATTCTAATAGTTCTTTTGAGTTCCATCGTATTGAGTTTAAAAAAGATAGTGAATGTAGTAAACATAAACACCAGTATAAATGGAATGGGTTCTATGTATCTCAAGGAACATTGTTGATAAGAGTATGGAAAAATTCTTATGATCTAGTGGATCAAACAATTCTTAAAGCAGGAGACTTCACCAAAGTTAAACCTGGAGAGTACCATCAATTCAAAGGTCTTGACGATGGAGTAGCCTTTGAGTTATACTGGGCTGAATTTAATCATGATGATATTGAAAGGGAATCAATTGGAAAAGGACCAAGAGGCTACACTGAAGAAGACAACTCCTCTGCATACGAAGGATTGGTACATAAAGTGGGCAGCTTCACTGATCCTATTAGTTGGAATGCTCCTGACAAGCAATAATGTTTTTCCTATAAATCTATTCTTTCATGTAGTAGGTTTATCAGGATGGTTGATTGTAGCCATGATATGGAATGACAGAGCTTTGATTATTATTAACTCTGTATCTATTGCTATCTTAACAAATGGATTAATACACCACTATGCCTCTTAATGCTAAACAAGAAAAGTTTGCACAAGCCTATGTGTTACACAGGAATGCAACAGAAGCTGCCAAGGCAGCAGGATATTCTGATAGGTCTGCCAATAATCAAGGTTATCGACTCCTTCAAATGGATGAGGTTACTGAGAGAATTGCAGACCTAGAGAATGAACTAGTCACTGACATTGATGTAGTAGATGAGCTTGAATCTCAATACACATTTGCTGCTACTAATGGACATACTAACAGTGCTATCAAGGCTCTTGAGTTATTGTCTAGAGTCAGAGGTGCCAAGTCAGATAGGACTACGCATCTATCTACAGAGACAATAGAGAATGAGATCGTAGGTTACATGGAAGCTTTGGGTAAAGATAAGATAGATGATCTAATCAAGAAGTGTAAGTTTTAAACTTCTTATCATACTCGTCTTTCATACTACCTTCATATGCATTAGTATCTCCTGTTAGATATTCTTCTGACCAAGGTCCACGTTCAGGCGCTCTTACTGCTCGTCCTCTAATTGTTCTCATATTATTTGCTGTATATGAATAGTTAAACTTAGTTTCAAAGTTGTAAATAACTTGCTTCTTTAACTCTCCTTCAGCAGGTTCAACTCTTGTTACCTTAATTAAATTATTATCAGGTCCAAGCACTGTGTCACCTATATTTAACCACTGAACAATAGCTGCTGTTCCATCTCCTTTAATTATCCATTCAGTACCTGACACCATAGAATCATTTAGATGCCATATTTCAGGATGAACATCAACAAGCAAAGATATAATAGGTTGCGGTTCTAGAGGTGTGTTCCATCGCCTTGTTTTTTTAGTTTCAGGGAACGACATAACCATATCACCTATCTTTAGGTCTTCAATATTACAATAGGTACTGTCTGCCATTAATACTTTAGTACCTGCTACCCAACATCCTGGTGTACCACCTTCACCACTATCCTCACCATCTGCATCCCCACCTGGAGAATCTCCACCTGGAGGACCGCCTGTAGGAGTAGCTCCTCCAGGTGCTATGTCCATGTCTATATTATAACCCATATTTTCAAGGTCAACTGGAGACTCTGGCTCACCATAACTACCAGTATAAATTGGACCTGGTTCTGGACCAAAAGTTCCTGGAGGTGCTATGTCCATGTCTATATTATAACCCCTTGTTTCAAGGTCTTCGGCATCCAGCCCCTCCTCCCCAAAGAAAGTATCATATACAAATTTTACAAGCATAACAGGAAGAGCAAGTGCAGGTACAAAAGCTGCTAAAGTACTAAGAGCAAAATTAATAGAAGTGTTTGTTAGATTTGATTTACTAAAGGGGTCTTCTCCTTTCCTCGCTTGATTTGCTATGTCAAATATAGCGCCATAAAGAGGAACGGTCACTGGCGTCTTAGCTAAACTTGTAAGAGCATTTCTAGCAAAATTTTCAACTCCTTTTTCAGCATACTCCAAAGATTCTTCTAAGGGATTATCCATAAATGCGTCAAATTTTCCTGATATATTTTCTCCAAATTCGCTAACTTTTCCTGATATATCTTCTCCTAAATTTGCTATGCCTTCTGTTACTGTATCAAAACTAACTTCAGGCGCATCTACAAATGGATCATCTGCTCCACCATCTACAGGAATCAAAGAAGAAATACCTCCTTGAGGCAGACCTGGAGCTAACTGTTGAGGATTTTCTATCTGTCCTATATTAGTTGTAGTTTTAGGAATAGCTCTGCCAAAAATATCAAACTCAAGTATCTGACCTATATCTAACTCT